AAAAACAAGAACCGGCATCCGCTCGCCAGGGATCGACAGATCACGGCCAAGGAATTGAGGCTTCTTGTCACGGAGGGCTGCAATCAAACCCGTCGAAAACGAACTCTTGCCCACTTTCGGTTGGCCGATTATGACATTTGCCTCCGACATCTTCACCATGCCATCAAGCAGAAAGACGGACTCAGTGGCCTGTAGCTTTTCACCTGCGCGGTAAACCTTGCCTTTGTGAACCCTGCGCTCTGCTGCGTCTAAATAAGCTTGAAGTTCAGGATCGCGTGCGTCGTCGTGGGCGCCTAGCTCGAAAGCTTTGTTTCGCATCAAAGGCATCCAGTCCCTCTCCCTCTCCGCCTGGATCACTTTCTCGGCGTGGAGGGCTAGAGCTGTTAATGACTCTTGGAGCGCGGGTTTTGAGTTGTTCGGAATAGGCTTCATCTTTTGCTTTTGAAGGGGAATAGAAATCTGAATCTGAATAGACGCCAAGGCGCTCTAACTCTTTGAAGGCCATCAGCTCAGAACTGCTGACGAAAGGATGATCATCATCCCAAGCCTTGAGGGCAGCATCTGACTTTTGGGTTTGAATCTCTGTGTATTGACCGATGACAGCTAAATCATCGTCAAAGAAACCAGGCAAGCTGTAGGGCACCCACTGAAGCAAGTCATAGGCCCGTTGCTCTTGGTATAGATCAGTCACGGGCTAAAGGCTCAGGCTCTAAGGCGATGGCACGTTGAAGGAGCAGGTTGACCCAGCCGGTGCGAGAAACGCCGATGGGCTTCTTTCTGTCAACCTCGGCAATGACCCTTGGATCAATCTGAACGCGGACATCTTGGAACAAATCTGTTTCTGGCATGTTGTGGGGTTGATTCAGGTCTGAATATGGTGCATATTGGCCGAGCACGCAAGCAACCATGTTAGATCCAATCCCTGAACTGTCTTTCGACAGCAAGCGCCATCTTTACTCCTACAAGGGTGAATGGCTGGCTCACTCCGTTTCTGCCGTTACGGGCGTAGACATTACGCCTCAGCAACGTGCTGGCTTCGAGAAGTACAAGCACGGCCCTGATGGCTGGGCTATTCGAGGCCAAACGATTCACGATTGCCTTGCAAAACATCTGAACGGCGATTGTCAAATTTATGATGAAAAGTGGGCGCCGTGGGTTGAGACGCTGCTTGAAGACGATTTGTTCAAGAACGTCAACCTGATGGCTAGCGAGTATTCCTTATGTCTTCGCAACAGCTCCCATTCGATCGGTGGCACCTTAGATTTTTTGATTTCTTACTCGGACGACGATTTCTGTATTCTGGGAGATTTGAAAACTGTCTCAAGTAAAAAAGCCGTATCAAGCCGAAAAGCAGCGGCTTCTCAGCTTGGCGGCTACTTAGCCATGCTGAATCAGCATTGGCCCAAGATCTACATCAGCCAATGCGTCACGGTGGTCTCTGGCCCTGGCAAGGTAAAAGTGATCAAGCAAGAGCCTGACGAATGCCTTGAGGCATGGCGTGGAGCCTTGACCCGCTTTGATGCGCTGCAACCTGATTTCTGAATGAACTGGACCGAACTCCTGAAGCAAGGGCAGATCGAAGAACCGCCCGGATACAAAGAGACGGTCGAGGTCATCAAGGCTGACCCATACCAAAAGCCAAAGAAGAAGCAGAAGAAGCGTTGACAATCAATTGATGGTATGCCATCATTCCCGCATGAGCGCAAAGCCGCTCTCCCGACTTCAGCAAAATGACTTCCTATCAATCACAAAAGCTTCACTCAGGCTTTTACGGCAACAAGCGCCAGGTCAGCCTTGCGGCCCCTGTCGTCAGCGTTTTATTTGCTGCCTTGCTTTCAGGCGCTGCCTTTCTTTGTTTGACTCAAACGCTTGATGACATGACCCAGCGCGATTGCGACGCTGGCATTCAGAAAGCTTGCAAGGCTCTTAAGTGAACCTTCCTAGCAAAACAGTAAACGAGTTTCAGCTTGCGCAAGCATTGTTTCAAGTCAACAGTCTTGTAGGGCAAATGTTATCTTGCGAAGTTCGGCAAGAAGTCAATCATTGCATCATGGAAATTGTTGTTCAGTGGGTCATGCAGCAGTCGTCAACGGATGAAGAGGCTAAATGTCTTTACGATGCCATTAAAAAAAACGGTCCAATAACAGTGGCGGCAGCTAAAGGATTGCAGCTTCGGGCGGAGGGATTGCTAGCAAATGAACGTCCTTAGTAAACTTGAACTTCAATGGCAACAATGCAAAGCTAAAAACCCTAGCCTTTTGCCACAGCTTGCAAGTCTTGCGCGAGAGCTAAAGCTTGCAGGCCATAACCGCTATTCCATGGACGGTTTGTTTCACATCCTTCGGTGGGAGACGCGTTCAACAACAGGTGATCTTGGGCTAAAGGTCAACAACAATCACACAGCTTTTGCAGCGCGTGACCTAATGGCTCAGTTTCCTGATTTGCAAGGCTTCTTTGCTCTCCGCGAGCAAAAACCACGGCCAAACAATTGGGGGCAAATTCATTAGTAGTTTTACCTTTGTAGTGCTTGGCAAACCAGCCCCACAGGGCAGCAAGCGACACGTTGGCAAAGGCATCCTTTTGGAGTCTTCAAAACGTTGTAAGCCGTGGCGACAAGCTGTTGCTTTAGCCGCGCAAGAGTCGTTACCTGATGACTGGTATGCCATAATGGATAGGCCGATGAGTGCATCAATCACCTTTGCTTTCGATCGGCCAAAATCCCAGTACAAAGCAAACGGCGAACTGAAATTATCAGCCCCTGCTCACTGTGCCAAACGGATTGGAGACCTCGACAAACTTTGTCGAGCTGTCTTTGATTCGCTCGACATTGCAAACGTTGTCAATGACGATTCTCAATTTGTAAGCCTTTATGCCCACCGACGTTTCACCGTTAAACATGAACACCCCTGCGCCATCATCAGCGTCACAGCCTTTTCCTAATCTTGGCAACGTCATCACAACCGATGACGTAAGCCAAAAGGGAACAGGCAGTTATAAGGCCGATTACGTGAACTGGTGCCGCACTATGCACTTGTTGCATGAGTACGCTCCAGGCTGGCAATTCTGCCTCGCTCACTACGCTGACGCTAGTCATGCGTGGAAAGCCCCAAACGGTACGGCCTACGTTGTTGGCTATTTTACCGGCCCTAACGGCGAACGAACGCCTGACTTTCCTCAGGCGATCATGGACAACCGAAACAACGCAGTTGCGTACGAAAAGGTCAGCGCACGAGACCTTACGGATTCCCACAGAAGATGCCTATGTACCGCAGCCGCTGCACAATTTGGCCTTGCTTGGCAGCTATGGGCACGCGAAGAAGTTGAGAACCCCCACCGGGGAGAATCAACACCAACCGCCAAACCTGCCGCAAAGGTTGAAGGTGTAAGTGATAGCGATCAGCCTCTTTCTGAGAACGATCGCAATCTTTGCCTTGGCCTAATTAAAGAGCTAACACCGGAGGGCCTTGCGTCCTTTTGTGAAAGCTTTCGACGGGACTTTAATTTGAAACCCGATGCTAAAGTGGCTCCTGCTCTTACAAGCAAAAAGCACCAAGATTGGATGAATGCCAATCTAATTAAGTTTGCCGTCAATGTCTGAAGACAACAAGCCAAAGACTCGCTCTGAACGACAGGCTGAACAAGACGACAAACGTGTTCACAACCTCTTTCAAGTTCGTCTTGACGAAGACCTAGGCAACAAGCTCCGCGACTACATGAGACAGCGTGATTACAACTGTAATCAAGCACTCAAGAACATCATCTCTCGTTTTTTCACAGGAAAGTAAATGCTTAACATCACAGCTCACGGCAACCTTGGCAAAGACCCAGAAATCAAAAAAGTCAATGACACTCAAGTTGCTTCTTTCAGCCTTGCTGCCCGCACCGGCAAAGACGAAACAACCTGGATTGATTGCACTGTTTGGGGCAAACGCGCTGAAACCGTAGTCAACTATTTGCACAAAGGCGACAAGATCACTGTTGCCGGAAACGGCAAGGTTCGTGTTTATGAGCACAACGGCAAAGAAGGTCGGTCTCTCGACCTAAACGTCTCTGATTTCACTCTTCCAGCCAAGAAAGAAAACACTGCTGACTTCTGATGTATGGGGGCATCAAGCGGGCCAGGACCGAAAGGACTGGCGGGGGTGGATCCCAGTTGACCGCTTCGTATAAGTCCCCCACCACCGACCTAACTTGAGAAGATGTCAGAACCAACCCTCAAGCGCGTGTCAAAGAATGGTAAATGGGTTTGGGAAGTTGCCTATGGCGGCACCGTTCGCTATCACGCTCAGGATTGGCAAGCCCGCTGGATATACGAGGAAGCCCTACGGGTTTATTCCGAGCAAGCAAGCTGAGCATCCATTTCTGAAATCCGATTGACTGCCTGACATAGCAACTTGCGTTGATGCCAGTTCTGACGTACCAAAGCAGCACATAAGCCTTGGACTTCTTCAATGTCCTCAGTGTTGTGAATAGAACGAACCGATCGCTCCATCATTAGCTCTTTATGGAGCGTCAATTCTGCGATCATCCATTGCATGTCGTCCATTGCTCTGCTCCAGGATCTTGCGCTCCTCAGAGTAAGGAGGCTGCCTAGCCCGAATGTAGTCATGGAACGTAGGAACTAGCCACTCCTGTGGCGGCCAACAGTTATCCCAATTCACCGGCTTGGCGCAATTGACAACAACTGTTGACCAGAAAGCAATTAGATATGACCAAAGCCAATACAGACCCATCAGGCAGCAACAGACGGCATAACCCGCAAATGATTGTTGTAATTGCCTGTCACCGCATAACTGAGGGCTGGAACGTTGCTCATGCGATGAAAAACCATCTGACCAATTTTTAGATTGGGATACAGATGCAAGCCGTGATAACGACGTTCATTCTTTAGCTCAAGTGTTAAACGGCTCCCATGCCAGCCGGGGTCACACCAACCAGCTAAGGCATGATTTAGCCCCGACCTTGCACGGCTTGACTTCAAAACGAACTGAGCCGAAATATCGTCAGGCAGATTAAACACCTCAATCGTTTCGGCTAGTACAAACTCACTAGGCGCTAAATAATAAGGGTCTTCCTCTGTTCGGTCTGAAATATCAATCTCAATCAGCTCTCGCCGATCAGAAACCTCAATCATCAGGCGATGACCTAAGCGAAGATCCAAGCTTGCTGGATTTAATAGCTCTGGGACGAAAGGCCAAACCATCTGATGGCTATCGCAAAGAGACCGAATTTCCCAATCGCACAGAACCGCCATACAAGCTAATCAAAGAGTCAGCTTACTCATCGTCGACCAAGATGAGCCAACCCGTCCCAGCGCCTTCAACCTCCCAACGCTGCTTGAATGCTTGACGTGACACTTTTACATTCCTTCCACCGTATCTTGAATGCCCTCCACGCTCCATAAGCGGGGTTCCCCGTGGGTCGTTCATAATCCAATCGTCCTTGTCAAAACCAACAATGACGCTCCAATGACCACAACCGTAGGAATCGCACATAGGTGGCTCACCTCTGCTCATATCGCCACGGTGGAGCCAGCCAACTGCAACAGGGCGACCAGCTGCAATCTCTGCCTCAATCAAACTGTCATCCCCGTCCTGGCGAAATTCTGCATGAAGCCCCAATGACCTTAAGGTATTCACTTGGGCTGAAATGCTTGTTGTATCGCCAAATCTGCTTCTGATTCGGTTGTATTGATCATCAGTCTTTACTTTCCCGTAAAACGCTGAAATCATTGCCATCGAGCTGGAAAAACACTCGCGATAACCCTGGCCTGATTTGTTATCTAGTTGATGAAAATATGGAACCACAACTTGCTGAGCAATCCCGCTAGCCTTCCAAGCCTCAAACCAAGCCGCATCCTCTCTCAGCAGCTCCTCAGGCAACGAATCTTCCAGCTCGGAAATTGCTGCTAGCTGGTGCGGGGTTCCGCGAAAATGGCTAAAAAATGGGAGAAGACTAAGCACTAAGAAGGAAAAACGATTCATTTCCTCAACACCTGTTTAGGGCATTCAGGTCTGGACAAAGCTCCTGCGTGGAAACCACTAAGGAACAAAAAACCACCGCCTCCAATAACGACGGCAACTAAGGTTCCAAGAATAAAGAACCCGCTGACTAAGACCCAAGCCGGGTCAGCTTTCATTTTTCTACCCTGCTTTCAGGAAACAAGTTTTTTTCAACAAAAACAACAACCTGATCATCAACAGTGTTGTCAGTTGTCTTTGCGTAAGCCCTCAGCAGGTCGACAATTAGCTTTTTAACCGCCTTGCTCTTAAGGAACGAGAACAAGATTGGACGAACGAGAAACACCATGGGATTTCTGCTATTGGCCAAAGTCTAGTGAAGGTCGCTATGACCTTCCAACCTGGCGACTGACCGTTCCAGATCACTAAGCCGCCCAAAGATTTCACGGTCTCTTGCCATCAAGTCACTGTGAAGCACATCCATTCGTGTGGCTAGATTATCTACAGCTGAGGTTAACTTTATCAACGACTCTCGACTCGTCTGACTTTGACTGTTAGCCCGAACAATTCCTAGGCCAGCTACACCGACCGATGCTCCTGCTACAGCTGCTAAGACCTCGATCACCGCTCGACTAAACGCTTGACCCAATCATGGCAGATCCACAAGAAAATCAAGAAAAGGAAGGAGTATCGACCGCAGACCTTGTCAAATGCGGTGTATTGGTTTGGAGCGCAACATTGCTGACCGTTTCATATCTGGGCTTTTTCCCCCAAATGAAAATGGACAATACGTTCGTAGCGAGCCTTTTGACCGGTGCAATGGCAAGTTTTGGTATAGAACGTAAATCCGCTAATCAACAGAAGAAGACACCACCTAAAGTCGAAACACCTACTAGCACGCCTCCGAAATGAAACGGTTTGCTCTCTTAGCGATTGCGCTTTCATTAGCTCCAGCAGCCCACGCTGACATCACAAGCAAGATTCAATCCAGCATTCAGCTGACTGTTGACGGGGCTGCCTCAGCTGCTCAAAAGATTGGGTCAACTTATTCGATTCAAGGCTCAAACGTCACACTGGACACAGCAGGTGGCCTATCAGCTTTGTCCGCTGGTTCTGCTGTTGGATACACCCCAGCTGACTACAGTATCACAACTGCCGGTGATGCCTTCTCTTTTACGGAAACATTTCTGGAAGGTGATGACCTTTTGGGCGCTTCAAACGTCACGACAACGACCGGCAACGTTGATAGCTTGCCAATGTATGGCTTAACCACCACAACCTCAGGCGGTGTTGCTGGATCGCTTTCTGGAACAATTGACTCTAGTCATGCTCTAACTATTAACCCTGGAGGTGCTGGAACTTCTGCTATTGGTCAAATTATTACTGAGCTAAAAATCGACTGATGAAAGCGTTGCTCTTGTTTTTGATTCTGGCCCCAGCTGCTAACGCGGTTCCAGTCGTGCCAAATTTCACTACTGGATCGATGAGCAGCCACACAGAAACTACCTCGAAAGTAACTGAAACCATAGTTTCAGAAAGTTATGGGACTGGATGGGAGTACACCGCGAGTGGCGTAAACGTTCAGCATGACGGCAGCTCTCTAACCCCTGGCACAACATCGGTTAATTCATGGACAGGCTTAGACACAACCGCAAAGCCCAATTGGACAATCGTCAATCCTGGCCAAGCGTTTCAGTTTTCAGAAACTTACTCTGCCCCTGGCCTTTCAAATATAACGACCGTGCAAAAATTGACCGAAATAAATCAAATCACCGATACTATCTCTACTTTCTCGCAATAGTCCTAGCCGCTCCAGCAAATGCAGAGACAATTGGTGGTGTTTCAGCTACTGCCGCGCCAACAGCAACCAGCTCGGGAAGCGTTACAAATCAGGCGGTGATGATTGCACCGTCTCAACACCTAACCAACTCTTATGGCAATGGCATTCAATGCCAAGGCCCAATTCTTACGGTCACCCCTTATGTCAATCGATCCAAATCCTGGCAGCTGCCGTATGAAAGTAGCTTTGGGTCTGATGTATACGATCTCACTGATACTAATGGTGATGGGGTACTCGATAATCCTGGCGCCATCTTATACACAATGCCAACAAGAACGGCTCAAAAAGATTCACACAACTGGAGCGGCGGACTTTCGATGCAAGTAACCATCCCCTTAGATGGTGGTCTACAAGCACGATGCAAAGCAATGGCTGATGCCAACATCAAACTGCATCAGCAAAACGTACAAACGCGAAGATTAGAGTATGAATTAGCGCGGCTAAAAGCATGTGCTGATCAAAAACTAAGAGGTGTAGAATTTCACCGCAAAAGTCCTTATTTTGCAATATGTGCAGATGTAGTAATCAAGCCCAAGCCAGGGCAAGTCCTACAGCACAAACACGCTATCCCTTCCGCTTTGCCCGTTGAGCTTTCCGGCGCTCCAACACCGATACAGGTAAAGCCTTTTTCCCAAAAGCCTTAGAGACCTTAGTCAATCCTTTCTTGACCGCAGGCTTAATCAGCTTCAACAAAAATGGCGTCGCTAGACCTGCCGCAACACCAACTGAAGCCGTAAGCGCAACAGTCGTTGCAGCCGGTAATGACGGAACAGCGTTTATCATCTGTTCAGGCAACTTGATCTCTTCATACAAGACGACGCATTTACCGTCCTGTATCTCGTAGCTCGCAATTCTTTTTGACCCATTTTGAACAAGAACTCCGACCCCCTTGGCCCTCAAGGGAGGGCACCTAGGATCTTCGTCAATTGCCGCTTTCGGCTTGGGAAGGTTCGGCGTGGCTGGCGTTGGCGCTTGTGGTGTTTCAGGCGTCGAGGGCTTTGGAGTCGGAGCAACTGGGTCAAAAACTAGCTTCTCCGGCCTGTAGTCCATCGCATTGAAACTAGGCAGGTCAATGATTGGCGTACCAATGTTTACCGTCACTGGTGGCGCGGTTGGCACCGACAGCGGAGCTGGTCCGTTCCAACTCCGAATCTCGCTGATCCCAATAGTGCGAATTTCAGGCATTCCCCTGCAACCTGGCGATCAACCGATCCAGATACCAACTGGCCTTGCCTGCATCCTGGAGCGCATTGCCCTTATGCCACATCCTTAGCAGATACTTGAGTGTTTGGCCAAGCAGATAACCGCTCACAACGTCGTCAGCGTCATTAACGGCATCCTCAATCACCTCAATAGTCTCAATGCGCCCTTGGTTGTAATGGGACGGAGAGTTGATCAGATCTGACATTAAAAAGGCAAAGCAGGACCGGTCTCAGTTGGCAACGCCGGAATCAGCTCTTTGACCTGACTGGGCATTGCATCTGTCACCGCTCCAGAAACTAACTCACCGACAAGAGCTTTAGCTTCATCTATTGCCTGTTGTTTCAGTTCTGGCAACTTGCTGAAAGCGTAATAGCTGCCGCCAGCCAACGCTCCAGACATCGCAAATGACAAGGCAGCAAGTGCGTTAAAAAATTTCTGCATGAAAAACCCCTAATAGTGTGAGGCTATCAGGGGTGATCTCCATCGTCTGACTAAGCCCGACACTCAGTCAGTCATGATTCTAGATCAGAAGTTGTACTTGGCACCAAGCTTGCCGCCGTAGCTGTTGTTCAAGTCGCCAGTGATACCGGCAAGCTCTGCATAAACAGAAACCTTGTCAGAAGCCTGAACAGACCCGCCAATCTTGCCGGAAAATTCCATCTCTGAATCCATGCCATCAACAGACACGAAACTAGGTCCGCCCTGCAAATAGACACTGTAAGGGCCTTCGCTGTACTCATAACCCAAATGCAGGTCAGTCACGTTGCCGGAATAATCAGAACCGACCCAACCGGCATTTGCCTCAACGTTGGCATAAGGACCGGCAACAGCAGCAGACGCTCCAAAAGCAAGAGCAGCCGCAGCGCAAGATAAAGATTTGATCATGAAACTAAGCAAAACCACTCAGAGTTTACTTGCCTTGGCCCTTAAGTGGCTTCCTTCCGTGGGACGGTTTGGAATGCTTCCCATTGCCTTGGCGGGTTTTTTTTGGCTTGCCCTTCACAAAATCAACCTCAGATGAACCCTTAGGTTTCGTCATTGACGCTCATCGTGTTGTAATGCTTCTTTGCTAACCCTGTATAAAGACCGTGCATCGGATGATCCTTATCATCACGGCCTTCGTACTTGTAAAGGGCTTCGATCCACGCGGACCTATTCCGCATTGCTACTTGATCTTCCGCTCCAGGCTTACTGGGAATCATTGGGTCAGGTCGTTGCATTTTGAAAAGCGATGTTTGGTCGTCTTGAACTAGCCAAGAGCAGTTTTGATCTCGGCAACTGTAGTAGCCGCGTCGATGTCTGACTGCAACGTTTCATACTTGACGCGAATAGCTGCACGTAATGCTTCAGCGGCATCAGTATCTGAACCAGGGATCTGTTTAGAGATCAGGTCGTCATAAGGACTAAACTCTTCAGCACGCTTGGCGCGTCGCATTTCGTGTGCAATTACTTTGGACTTAGCAAGGTCTTCGACAACTGTTGCTCCAGTCTTAACCCAGGCATCGCGGAAAAGGCGATCTTCAGGAAGTGCCTCTCGCTCGATAATTTCGTAATCAGTAAGTTTAAGCTGTGCAGCAAACTCTGTGATAGAAACCTTATCTGTTGGCATTCCAACTGCAACACCTCCAGAGGAGTTCGTGTAGATAATCAATTTGTTAGTCATAATGCTTGTAAAAATTACAGGTTAGCGGAAAATCGCAATGGCGATCTGCTCTTCGCTACTTGCTGCGGCACCATTAGAAGATTCAGCTCTAAAGGTCAGTGATGATGAGGTGCTGCTTTCAAAACTTAAAGCTCTGACGGTATTGGTGTGGTTACCATCTCCAACAGAGCAGACGTAGGCAAAGCTTGCATCTTCCAGTGCATTTGAAAAACTAATTTGATATATGGCGCTGGAAGTTTCAACAACACCGCTAACGTTAAAAGAAGCCCTTATCGTATTGGCGCTTCCGTTAAAGTTTACCCACACCTTGGCGCGACCATCGTAGATCTCTTCGGCTGTGCTTTGATGACCTGAACTTGTATCTTTTAGTACGCCTCCAAGTAGTAAGTCATCAGTAACAGTAAGATCATCACCAACATTAAGGTCTGCTGGAATAGTAACAAGTCTATTGTGATTAACACTGAGGAAAATTGTACTGCTGGGTAACCCTGTCTCATACGCACTCGAGCCAGAATTTACTCTAAATTCCATCCCCCCGTCATAGTCATCACTAGTACCGTCGTGATACACTTCAATTTCGCCAAGCGTACCAGACTCTCCACCAGACTTTACGCCTTGAAATCTGATAATAGATTCCCTTGCTTCATCACCGTCTTCAGCAGTAGAGTTCTTTAACGTAAGTAATGGATCAGCATTTGTTATAGAAACATCAGTTGTGAAATCTGGTCCAACACCGCCTCCCGTACCACTAGCTGCGGCGGTTATTCTTCCCTGAGCGTCAACTGTGATGTCTGCGGTTGTATAACTTCCAGCAGTGACAGCTGTATTGGCAAGTTTGTCGGCAGTGACCGCATCATCTGCAATGTAAGCAGAAGCAATCGCAGTACCGTTCCAAACACCAGTCGCAATCGTTCCAACGCTGGTAAGGCTGGAGCCAACAACAGCAGTTCCCAGGCTAGTTGCATCTAAAACTTTTGTACCGGCAATCCGGTATTCTTTGGCGCTAGCAATATTTACATGCTCGCTAAGTGTCCAAGCATCAGTAGAATCTACCCAATTAATTGTTTTATCAGTTGTGCCTTTTAAGGTAATACCGCCACCATCAGCTGTCACATCAGTGGGAGTCGATACCGACCCCATCTCGATATTTTTGTCCTCAACCACAAGTGTGGTCGTATCAATTGTCGTTGTTGTGCCGTTGACCGTTAGGTCACCTTCAATCGTTACGTTATTGTCGAATGTTGCAGCACTTGTTACGTCTAAAGTTCCTGCAATGTCAATATTATTAGCCAGCTTGGCGCCGGTCACTGCATCATCTGCAATGTTGGCTGTCGCTATAGGGTAAGAAATCTGGGACCACGCCGTATATCCCAGCGAAGTCCAAGCCGTTGAACCGTCCCCTATCTTCCACTTGCTGGTATCTGTTTCGTAACCCAGCTCACCATTGAGCAATGTTGGGTTTGCGCTAGTCCAGCCCGACGCGGTGTCGCGTCGTTGCTGCATTTGAACCCTTACATTTGTCGCCGTCATGATCCTGCGCTTCCTGCGTTGAGTATAAGGCTTGTAGCCACCGCAGGACTCGCGACGTCCGCATCCAAAACGAAAGGCGCTGTCCCTGTAAAAGCGTAACTTGTAAAAGAGGCTAGAGCACCTAGCTGAGCAGGTTCCCCCACAAGGTTAAAAACGCCAATCTCACCAGACGCGCCAGCCGTAACAAGCAGAGAAACAGTTATGTCGTTGTAAACCCCAAAATGCTCCTCATCTGGAGGCTCCCTGTATCGATATGTTGAATCATTTGGGACAACTGCAAGAGATCCCCAGAAAGAAGGAATATCTACCGCAAAAGGCAAAGAAGCCCCCCCTTGGGCGTCGTAATGATCTCGAATCTCTTTTACTTTTGAACTCAAAATATTGGTGAATTTTGCCGTGCAAATAATATTGTCAGTTTTCAGACTATGCCTAAACAAAACATCCCCCACTGATTTGGCTGGAGCATCTGAGACGTTCATCCCTCCTAAGCTGAAAGAGATTGAATCAGGGGATGTACTTGGGAAAGCGGCCATGGTTGTCAGGTTAGGCTTGGGGGCATTAAAACAAGATCAACAGACAAAGAGGTTGACGTTGATGCGCTTTCGCATTCTGGAGCCGTTGCATACCTCCACAGATAACCCGTCGGGATGTTTATTGTGATTCCTTTTACCGCCTCGGAAGGCAAGTCAAACCCATAGAAAACACCATACAAAATATAATGACTAACAAAGGCGTAAACCTCCAAAGGGGTCAGTGCCGCATAGCTTAGACTCAAAGAGTGTCTGACCGTTGCATTGCTTTGCCTTACCAAGTGCTGGTCTCCATTTAGCATTTGAAGTTGAGAACTTGCAATCTCGCCAGGAATAAAAGTTCGCTGAGAAGGAGCAATAGCAGGGAAAGTTGTCATAATCAGGAAGCGCAGCCAACGGAATAGTTCCACGCCGTGCCTGACGTAGGGGCAAAAACAGTCACCGTAATAAGACTGCCAGCACTTGTTTTTGGTACGGTTACGGTGGCACTACCGCCTACAAATCCAGTGTCTAACGATGCTGCACCTGAAATGACAAAACGATCCTGAACCGTAAAAGCTTCATAACTAAACGAAAACGACCCAGGGAACGCACTGCCAACATTGATAACCTTAGTGAACGTGCCCTGATTGCCAGAATCGCCGCCGCCAGGACAATCAATGATTTCGTCAAAAACATCAACAGTGTCTGACTTGACGCAAACTCCGTAACCGCCAGGGGCTCCAGGATCGGGACAACAGCCCTCGGCATATACTTGAACGCCCGCCTGCTGCGCCGCCTCTGTCACAATGTAAGTTTCAGCAACTCCGCTTGATACTTGCGTCACGGCGTTTGTGTTTATATCAATCAAATACCATTTAATGATTGGATTAGCACATCCAGGGTTAAAGGTCAAAGTGTCTCCAGCCTCTGGGGTGCCGGTATACCCTGCAATCGCGGCAGTCGGCTCCTGGTCGTAAGGGTCTGCGGGATTGTCTATTGATCCTTGAGGGGAAGACCCCCCTTCGTTAAAATTAGCATCCCCAGAAGGAGTTACCACCTCATTAACGTCTGAGTCGGACGGCGTTACGGGAGAATCTCCGCTTCCATCAAAAGGGCTTCCTCCAACATTAGGCAGATCAGTTGATGCCGTGTTTTCGTCACAATCAAAATTTTCGCGGCCTGAATCTATAACTATTCCCGGCCCAGTTGCCCCATTCACGTCCAAAGCAACTACGCTTCTTCCTTGTGAATCAATTGGGAAATGCGTTAAATCGTATGAAATAGGACCAGTGCTGGTCTTTTCAATCCTATCAATCTCATAAAGAAAATCATGAAACTCAACTTGATCAACAGCTGTTTCACGTCTTAGCCTTACCCTTGCAATATCGCCAACAGACAAGACGCTTGAATGGCTGCCGGGCCGAACAGTGATACGCAAGTTATGAGTAATGTTTCGTCTGCGAGAAAGCATGTAAGTTCCAACTTTTACCGCGTGGTTTTCGTTAGTACAGAAAAGGCTTAAATCATGTTGTTCAAAGGGCCCATCAGAAGACGTGCCAGTGAATTTAACGTTTGTTGTTCTTGCAAAACCAATGTCGCCGCTTGGCTGCTCTCTCCACATCATCTGCATAATCACCGCATTCCTTTCGCTTAAAGGTATGTATTCAATCTCAAACCCGTCGGGCAACAAGTCAGATTCAGTGAATCCATATTCGTAAGAAATCGCTGTCGTCTTGATTGTGTTATTTGCGTTTACGGGCAAGGTTGGCCTAAAAGCATATTTGCCATTAACCTTTGAAAATCTTAAAAGGAACAGATGAGCATAAGACTGTAACCAATCACTTAGATTCCCAGACTCTTCAATTTTGCCGTTAAAAAAGAAGCCGTTAGTCTCACAGAAATTTGCGGCAGAAGTTAAAAGGGTATTATCAATTAAATCATCTGGAACAGCAGAGCTTTTAGCTATCAAGTATTTGGCAAGGTCTACAAAATTGTCACTCGCTCCTAATGTGCTGTCTATCAACCTTGTAACCTTCATGCCCTCCCTTACAAAAGCGTGGATTTGAAGATTCCAGTTATCAAAGCTATAGATCCTATGCTCAAAGCTCAGAGTTGTCATGTTGCTATAACTGCCAGAGGTTCCGCAGTATTGGGGGCAGTCATGCTTGACGTGCTCGTTGAACACGTAGGCAAGAGTGCCCGAAGCCGTGAAAAAGGTATAAACCTTTCCCGTGTCTTTTAAATAGTAAGATTCCCCAGTCGCAGCACCTGTCGGGACAGTTGTGCCACTGATAGTGCCTTGAAGATACGAATCAATGTGATTGCCAGGAATCCAAGTGCCCGCACGCTGGTTGTAAGCTTGTTTGTATGTTCCGCGCTTGCATTCGCCCAGGAACATGTCATTAAGCTTTAAAGGCTCCATTTCTCCCTCGCTCAAAACAAGGCAAAGCTTTATGTCTAAATGTTCTTGCCCTGAATAAGTGCTAGATGACGCTGTTTCGGCTATTAAGCTGACCGTCACATCGTTTTCGTATCTTGCTTCTGTTGCCTTAGGGCTTACAAAAACACCGCCGTTATCGTTCTTCCTTCGACAAAAAACAATAGGGACGGCCTCTCCTATTTTTGCCGCTTTCTGAGGAACCGCAAGGCTTGGAGAAGCGTTCGCCGCGCTTTCCTCCCCTGGAGAAGTAATGCCCCCCGATTGATAAGGCAAAAGCTGCAAAGGATCAGAGACTTGAATTGTCATTGTCTTAAAGGCGCGCCGATTAAGGCTGTGCTGTAAGTCCTAGGGGGGACTTGAGATCCAACAGGTGATAACACCGTGCCTAACCCTACTTGAAGCTGAGTAAACGATCCGCCAAGGTTCAAAACCTGCCCCAAATGCGTTGCCACAACTGTAAAGGTTGAAGGGGCTGCGCTTTGCGATAGGTACGCGCTGAACTCGTACAAATTAATTTCACAAATCATTAAATCTGCCTGAGCTTTTGAAAATTCGCTAACCGCTGAGCTGGTCGCGGGGAGAGCAATTGTCAGCTCATTCCCTCCAGGCGCAGCACTTTCGGCAATGCCATCAAACTCAAACGGGAAGAACTCCCACGTTTGTGACAAAAAACTCAAAGAGGTGTTGACGTAGTAATTTTGCCAACGCAAGTAAGTAGTAGAACCACTGTAAAGGCGAAGCGTTGCCATTTGAGATCTGCTCATCCTGCCACCCCCTGGAAGCGCCGCCCGCCATAGCTTCGTTGGTTTCTGTATATCTGGGTGCTTAGTTGTTTCAATGCGCCTTCAAGGTCTCTCACTGTTACATAATTCTTGCCCTCTTGCTGCAAGACCGGGCCGGTTGTAACTTGAACGGTGGTGTTCCCTGCACCGCTACTGCCGCCGCCTGCATTTACGACCCCGCCCTCAGCGAAGCCAGGAATCGCGCCAATACCGCGACGGCCTGCCATCCAATTCTTTGCGAACCCAGACGCCTTGCTTTGAGGAACGATGTATTCAGATTCTCCACCTTCTCCGACCATTGCAAGCGTTGGCCCATTAACAACGCCACCCTTCGCAAACTGCGGCACAGTCATTTGCGGAATCAAGGGAATGTCTGGCGTTGGCAATCGGTTAAAGCCAGAAATCAAGCGGTTGACGATGCCAATCGCGCCGTTGACGCCGTTACCAATTGTTGAAAGAACATTGTTAAAGATCCCTTTGATGAAGTTGACAACCGCTAGAAAAGGAGCCTTGATAACGTCTGCAATTTTTGTGAATAAACTAACGAACCCATCAAATAACTTTTGGCCAAACTCAAGCACAGGAGTTACATAGAAATCCATATAGAATTTTGCCGCTGCTTCTAGAATGTTTCCAACGACTTCAAAGCCTGCTTTGAAGAAATTGCCAATGGCTTTAAGTGCGTCGCCTATCTGATCCCGAAAAGCATAGATTGCCACGCCAGCTCCTATAAGCAAAGCAATCCAACCGACTGGACCCGTAAAAATCCCTGCAAGAATTGGCAGCAATCCGCCTAAGGCTGAGCCAATAGAAGCAACAATAGGGACTAATGCCGCTAATTTTGCGCCTAGTCCTAATGCCCCTATAGCTGCAAATGCAGGGCCAACAGCAGCGACAGCAGGAGCAAGAACAACAAAGGCAGCCCCTAAAGCGACAACCCCAGCGACTAAAGTTTTCACCGGACCAGGCAGCTGCAAAAATACTCCCAGTAGTGAGTTTGTGAGATCAATTAACGGTGTCAAAGCTGGCAAAAGCTGCGTTCCGATCGTCGCGCTAAGGTCGGCCAGTGAAGCTTGGAACTGTTTATAGGCGTCAACCTCTGGAGGCGGCTGGGATGCCAAATCTTCCAGAGCTTTAATTATTACGTCAGTGGTAATTTTGCCATCACTGCTTAACTTTTTCAATTCAGATACTTGTACGTTCATTGAGTTCGCCACCGCCTGACCAATGGCTGGCAGCCGTTCCATGATGCTCCTAAATTCATCGCCTTGCAGCACGCCTGAACCCAACGCTTGGCTGAGCTGCAACATAACCCCTTCGGTGTCAGCTGTGGTCAGATTCATTCTGCCAGCTGCTGTGTTCACCCCTTTGAAGACAGTTTCAATCTCTTTAAGAGAAATATTCATTGGCCGCAATCTTCCAAACAAATCAGAAACAGAATTGGCAGCTTGCACCTGTGAAAGGCCATAACGGGTGGCCATGTCTGCCGCAAAAGTTTGGACTTTTGCTGTCTCCCCAAATTCTTTGGTCAGATTGACAAGTCTTTTTGATGTCCTGTCGGCCTCAATGCCAGACCTAATGAAATTGCCAGCAGCCGCAGCAACACCAACACGGGCAAGGACTCCAGTTAATGAATTGCCAGCACTCGCAAGCCTTTTAAGACCTCCAGTAGCACGGTCAGAGCTTTTCTCGACAGTGCCTAAAGACTTGCCAAACTTATCAACCTTTTGCTGACCCACCACATTGGCTTTAATCGTGAGCGCGGTTGTCATATCCAACGCCATCGCTACTTCTCGCCCTTGTTCAGTGTCTCGATCAGTCTACCTTCAATCACCTGCAAGTCCTCCAGAACCCCTAAGGGATCATCGAAGTCCATCAATTCAACGCACCAACGCACTGCCGAATAATCAAACCCAATCAACGCGCCCATGGCTGTGCGCCATTGAGTCTGAACTTTAAGGAACAAAGAAACCGCAGGCCATGCCGATGGAATCACTTCAAAGTGTTCAACCGGCGCAGCCTCATCAAGAATCTCAATGCCCAGAGCTTTGGCGTGCTCTGCTGTTTCGTCAACAACTGCGCCCCCGGCCCAATAGTCAGCGGCGCCAATTAGTTTTTTCTTTTCTCGTCAACTAACGATAAGAAATAGGATTCAATAATCGTTGACGCCAGCATAGGCACGTCAAGTAACTTGGCTTTCGTCGCAGAGCTGTAGGGCACCTCCTCACCATCGCCGTCTTGGATTCCTTCCCATCCGACAAGCACTTCATCAGCGACCGAAATGTCGCTGATTAGTTGGCTTTCATCCCCCTCGGAACGCTTCTGAGCTTGCTCTTGAATTTCGGCAATTCTTGTTTGAGATAAACGTGCAAACTCAGCAACGAAATCAGACTTGACCCGTTTGCCTCCATTCCCCGGCTGCCGAAAAACGACTGGCCAGGTATACGAATCAGAGGCTTCAAGGACAAAGGCCATTAGGTATAAGCGAGTGAAACCTCATCATTGCCTGAGCTGCCTGGAATTGCAACATAAGGGAGGTTGAGCATCATGATACCGTCTGAGTCGCTATACGAAGGGTTCCCAATATCACAAGTGGACGCAGTGAAGGTAATGATGTTGCCTGCGTCTTGTCCGTGCTGGAATGAGATCGAACCCGTTGCATCAGTGTTGGCGATGCTGAAGTAATCCTTTTGCGCGAGTGTTGGAGCTTCGATCACGCACTCACCAGCTGGAGCACGGTTGGTGATGTTGACGGACTTGGTGCTGCCAACCAACTCACGAAAGACAACTTCATTTGCAATGTCAAAACTAAAAGACTCCAGTGAAGCCGCATAACCCAGCACAGAGAGGCTAGTTGTATTGCCAGCCTTGAAAATATCAGGGGTCTCCTGATTGCTATATGTGGTGCTTGGTGACGCCGTATCAGTCGGCGCAACATAGTTTCCAGTCATCGTGAAACTGATGAACGGGATCTCGCCAACGCTTGCATTTAGGTTGAACGTTCCGCGACATCCAGTCATTTTGTGGCGAATGCCATCAGCGAAAACATAGATTGTGCTGCTTCCAAAAGACGTTGAAACAGGCGCATAGGTGACGCTGGTTGAGGCCACAACAGTGGAAGCAAGCCCGCAAGACTTCAAGAGGGCATCGTATTTTGGAGCGGTGCCAGCTGTTCCAGAACCGGCAAACTCAACCTCAAAAGTAAGCTCAACCCTGCTGTTTCCTAAGAGCTGATCGCTATTGCCTAGATAGTCTCGGATCAAGTCACGACTAACGGTATCGGCTTGAATTGGCGTAAAATCAATGTTTCGCACCAAAACCGCGTCAGTCCCGGCAGGCGTTGCATCGGTGTTGTAGGTAGATTCGGCAGCCACCACTATGAGCTGCCTCCGGGTGAGCTTTGCCATCAGAAGTCAAGTAAAAGCAATGCTTTTATTTTAGCCTCCCTAGCCAGCCGACAAGTCTGTAACAGTTGTTCGATACTTAATCAGATAGTTCATTGAGATCACGCCAGCAGGCTGATCAGCTTCAATAATTTCAAACCCAACCGTTTTCGGCTCAACATCCAGCGCATAGCCGCCAAGAGTGTTGTCGGCTGTGATTTTGCTGTGTATGTCCTCAACAATTAGATCAGCAGCTTGATCAGGGATAGAAGACCTGACAATGACAGAAATTTTGACCGATAAACGCCAGTCAAGACGATCAAGCCTCAGGCTAAATTCAGGATCGTCACTGATTGGTTCAATGACAATGGCGGGGCTTTCCGCTCTAGCGATTGCCTCAACGCGGCTTCTGTAAATGCGCGAGCCAACCTGAACAGTTCCGGCAAGGCTTGCAGCAATGTCAGCCAGGATTGATTCACGCTTAGTTGTCATGTCTTCTGAAGTGAAATTTCCACCAATAAACCATCATCTATTGGCCTAACCTCACGGACTGTGTAAGCCACCGAATCAACCGTGATTGAATCGCCTCTTAGTAGCGACCCAAAATCTGTGGCTTTTGCTGTGGCTGTGTAATCAGTGCTGAGAACCATTCCATCTGCCAAAACCTCTCCAGGCTGATCAAGGATCACTTTTGCAGTGGTTGCCCCTGACGTTGCAGACACTGCGAAAGGATCATCGAGAAAAACGCCGAGATCAGTTGAAATAAAATCAGCTAATGCCATCAACCGTATTTAGGAAAAACAACACCTTTGACGCTTACCGCTCCGGCCCCAGTGCCACCCGCAACAGTGATAACGGCTCGGATGTAACGCCTAGCATCGTCAATGTTGACAGAAAGCTTTTGAACTGATGCTGTGTTGGCTGCGGTTGTACTAAAAGCCACGCCAGACAAATCAGTGAATGTGCTGTTGTCGGCTGAATCTTGAAGTTTTACCGCGTAAGTGATGCCACTCCCACCAGCCTCTGCATCCAGAGTGCAAAGCATTTTTCCTTCATAAGGGAGCAAATCAACTCCCGTTGAATTTGCGGTTGCTGTTGAAACATCGTTTGGGACGAGATCCAAAATGGCCGCACGATCTGGAACATTACGGCTAGTCATTGGTTGCGCTCCTTGGTTTCTTTGCTTTTGGCTTTGGGGCTTCTTCAGAGGCTTTGACGGCTTTCCCGATGCGAATCAGTAAATCACCGTCTGCATTGGTTAAGTCATAGCTTTGGCCAGCCTCAAGGGCTTGGCCGCTGGCCATAACTGCTTTGGTGCAAGTGACTTTCATAAAAAAAAGGGCCGTTCCCGGCCCCTGTGATTATCAAGCGGTAAGGATGTCTTCGATTGATGCAAAAGCAGAAGCCTGGCGCACAGCAACATCAAACGAGACGATGCCACGGACAGAAGTCAATGCTTTGCTGAAGTCATCAGAGTCAGTGCCAACGGTGATTTCAAGGCCGTTGCCATAGAAACCAATCATGGCCTGGCTGAAGTCGCCAGCAACCAAGGCAGAACAAACGCTAGAACTAGAGCCCTTCGTCAAGTTAGAAGGAACAGCGTTGGTCATTGCCAAGGGGTAACCGTTAAGGGTCAAAGGCGTTGGGCCGCGACCGATAGCGGAAAGATCCGAGTTGTAAAGGAAAGCACCGTCACCAGTAGTTGAACCACCGGCGCGAAGCTTTTTCAAGCCCCCAATCACCTTGCCGTTGGTGATGTAACCCATGTTGGGGCCAAAGGCGTTGTCCTCAGTAATGGCAGTTTCAAGATCAACCACTTTTTCAAGGGTCAATGCAGCTCCATTAGTTCCCATCGCAACCGATCCAATACCGGAAGTGCTGCGAATGCCTGTTGGCTGACCAGAAGAACCAGAACCGTTAAGAACGGCAGAGTCAATTGCAGCGTTAATTCCGTCTGTCAGGTCACGACGTACCAGCTCTTCAATGCCAGGAGTGGATTGAAGCAAGGTCTGGCGGCTGTACTTAGACAAAGCTGCCAGATTCTTGGGGCTCATCGTGATCTGATCGAAAGTCGATTCAGATTGAGTGATGGCGCCTGTCTCAGAAGACAAGTAATAGACGCTGGAAACACCCGAGCGACGAGGAATCGCAACATCACCAACTAGGCCGGTCAGGGTGCGAACGCCCAGGCCGACTACAGGTGAAGCATTCCGCAGAGCTTCGATGAAGTCATCAGCCAGCAAATCGGTCGCGACAAGGTTGCCGCCGGTCGTTGCGCCAGAAGTGACGTATGTTGCGCGTTGTGACAGCGCAGAGAAAGGAACGAAAAAGCTCCGCTCGCCTGTGGCGCTAAGGCCAGAAGAGCGAATGACCTCTTGACTCAGCTCACGGCAAAGACCAGCGCCATGAGAAGACCAATCGCCAGTGATCAAGGCGCGAACGCCATCCATTAACTGATAACGCTCTTGGGTCCGTTGGCCAAGATCAACAGGAGCGACAGCCTCAACAGGCTTCGATCCCATCTTTTCTAAAACAGCTGCACGAGCAACATCAATGCTGCTGCCGTTGTCAATTAGCTGCTCAGCTAAGCCGCCCATTTCATGCTTACCGCAAAGCTCTTGGATGTTTTTAATGCGGGTACGCTCAGAGGAAGCAGCCTTTTTGGAAGCCTCTTCGCGCACCACGCTGATTTCGGGTGCTGTAGACATTTGATTCTCTGAATCTGTTGGTGTAGGTGGTGCGACGCGAGCCGCAGAATCAACCTCAGGGGCTGTTTCTTTGTTCATTGTAGTGTCTGAAAGCAAAGATCTTCCCACGCCAATATTTGGATCAGCGGGGACGCTTACAACGCTGATTTCGTATGGTTCCCATGACGTTGCGATAAATTCGCTGCCGCGTTCTACCATCTCTTTAATTCGATAACCGAAAGAAATATTTCTCATTATTCCGTCCTTAACGTCTGCTAAAACCTCTTGTGCAAAAGAGTTGCGACTAAAGCGAACGCGGCTAACGCCTTTCTTTTTGTCGTCGTCAAGATAGGCGCGTTCAACAACGCCAATGGGCCGGTCCATGTCGTGATTAAACAAAAGCGGTGCGCCGTCGTTCAATCTGCTCAAATCTGCCGCGCCTTCGTCATGACTCAGCACCTCTGAACCAAAAGAACGCTCAACCGGATATTCAGAACTAAAACTGAACTCCATTACTCGGTCATCTTGCTCTTTGAATTGAGTTTCCCCAGCTCTCTTAAGCAAAGAAGGCGCAGAGCGCAAAGCTTCAATTTTGGTAAGCGTTGAGAACCGATGCCCAGCTTTAACGTCTGTTGCTTCAAACCCTTCGTCTGTTTCGCGGTAAACAGTGATCAACGCAGCCGGATCATCCTCGTCACTATTAATAGTGAACTCAGAGCCGGGAACGTTGATTGTTCCATCTCGTTCGATGCTGTCAATCTTGCCCTTGGCGGTGCCGCCTGAACTGTCCCACTGGACAAAATCACCAACGCTCAGTTCATCAGGCTCTGCCCTTTTTGCAAGATCGTCAACCATTGTTTGATCCCAAATATTTTTTATTCTAATAGTTGCCGCTTTCTTCCTCCCCTACGTTTTCAGCATCATCGTCTGACGGGGGCGGAGTGTCGCCAAAAGCATCAACCGTATTGACTGGTTTGTACTGGCTAGCCCCAGAACCGTTAACCGCTGAGGGGTCTGTGTCAGTAATGATGTTCATCTCGTCAAGCTTGGCTAGCTCTGCCTGACGGGCAACAAGCAATTCATCCAGATCGCCGCCATTTTCCGCGACACAATCAGCAAGAGTTTTGAACCCGCTGCGGACTGCATCCTTTTGAGCTTTGATCTCTTTCTGTGGGTCAACGTATGAATACCCACGGAACACCCAGCGAACGGCTTCATACCGTTCAGGCTCGGTTTCATAGGTAGGCAGGTTTAACGCCCCGCTAAGCACCGCCATCTCAAGCCAAGCCTCATAAATGGGCTGGTAGAACTGTTCACGCATCAACTGCTGAATCGACCGCCAGTTGTCGCGATCCTGCAACAAGGCGAGCCGTGAAGAGCTGTAATTACTTTGTGAATAATCGTTACTAATTGTTTCGTAGCTGCACCCAACCCCAGAAGCAAGGGCTCTCAACTGCGCCCTGAGAAATGGTTCATACTCTCCAGAAGGCGAATCCATGTCTGGAATACTGACGCTTTCACCTGGCTGCAAATACTTAAATTGTCCAGGCTCAAAGCCTGAAACGCGTTCATTGTCATAAACCTCACCGCCCGCATCAAGCTCACCCTCTGGCGATGTAATAAAACCCATCAATGCAGAGCTAGCGCGAGCACGCACAACGCTGGCTTGCTCCCATCCATCTAGGTGGTGCATACGCTGCATTCCACTTGCTAGCCAAGGCACACCACGCGTTTGACCTGGCCTGCCAGATGCACGGTCAAATAAATGAACAACATCTTTGGCCGGAACAATAATGTGTTGACGTTCTTTTGCCTGCGTTGGGAATGCAGTATCCCCAGGATGACGGCTTAGAAACGCATAATTAAGGGCTCGACCAAACTTATCAATCTCAATACCCATCCTCCAAACAGAGCCAGCCGTTCGAGCCGGACTTTGATAATCCTCATCTAGCTGATCGGCTTCCAACACCTCAAGCGCAAAGTTGACTTTGCTGCGCCCAAACTTTTTGCGAACAATGCGAATGAAGACTTCCCCGCTTTCGCACATTGACGAAACAGCAAGCTTTTCAATATCAGCAAAACAGAGCTGCCCTGCTGTGTTGCAACTGTCTTTACGGCCCCAGCCCGACCAAGCCTTTTCAATTTGTTCATTCAATCTGGTGTCAAGCTTGCCGCCCCGCTGCCTTCTAATTTGAGCTTGCAACCTGACGCCGGTCCCAACAACAGAATTACGGACAACGCGTACGGTCGCTTTTGCGTAGTCGTTATCACGCACAAGCTGCCGCGAACGAGAGCGCAAACGCTTCAAACTGCCTTTTATCTCTTGGTCGGCTGAAGTCACAGAAGTGACCCAATCGCTTGTAAGCCGATTGGCTTGCGCGCCGCCAAACATTCGCGCCTTTGGGCGAAGCATTGGTTCAGGATTTAAGCGCCAAAGCTCACGCCATGCAGATCGAACGCCCATGTCAGAACCTCACGTAAAGAGAATGTGGATCGCCCAAACCGTTTGCAATCATTGCAGCCTTGCGCTCTCGAACAACAATAGCTTTTAACTGGCTTTCTCTAACCACAAGGTCGGGAATATCGATCTTCGTAAAAGATCGGCCAGCGATTGTGTATGACTTCGCTTTCGCTGAAACAATCTCACGGATTGCAGTGGTCACCGCGTCAAGGTCTTGCTCTGCCTGTGTGCGGCCATCAAATGCTCCAGGCTGCCCCGTATAGGCAAGGCTTGCGAAAACCTCTAACCTTCCGCTGCCAAGGGTAAACTTTTCTGAGCCCTTAGATGCTTCAGCGTAAAAATACCAATCCCCGGCATCAAAACCAGCACTATCAGTCGCACTAACAGAAAACTCCCAACCCGTGCCGTAAGAAGTGCCAGTGACCGCATGGCCCTCATGATTGGTGTTAGTTCGCAGGTAGTAAACAAGAGAATAATTACCAACGCCGCTTGTGATGCTTTCGTCTAACGGTCCTGTTGCCGCGTCATCCCTCCACTTGACCGTAGTCCCTGCATAAATCTGTTTTGGTATGTTCACGTCACCAATGATTCACGAACGACTTGACCGGCTTAACCGACTTATTGCTTGATTTTAGCGGCTTAGTGTCCCCTTCTTCCAATTTCTCGCGCAAGTTTTCCCACATTGTCAACTTAGGCAGCCGCCTGGAATACAGCAGCATTGCTCCATAAGCGTAAACAAAACAGTCAAGCGCCTCGTTTCTTGCTGAAGCCTTCTTCACGTATTCCCTGATGGGAAAGCCTCTGTGAAAGCGTAAACGCATTTTTTCGCTTGTTAGCTGCTGAAAATACTCATGATCAGCAGCTAATCCAAAGTTAATGCCCCCCAATCCTTCTTTATGCCTCATACGGCCAAACAACGTGGTTTTGATTGTGTCAGTGCCGAGCATGTACAAAATTACGCCTTTCTTGACGATGCGACCGCGCCAATTAACGTCAACCTTGCTGCCCTTGCCTAGCGCCGCGCTGTTCCGCTTGCTGCTGCCCTTGATTGGAATAACGCCTTGGCGGATCCTGTCGCGGCAATAGTTATAAGTCTCATGCGTTGCATGGCCGCCGGAGTCAATCGCCATTTGAGCAATCGTCAGATGTTTCCCTCCGTCTGTATCCCATTCAGTCTTAAGAACTTGGTCCAACTGACCCCAAACCTCAACAGAAGTAGGGTCTCCCATCAACTTGGAATGCCAGATCAACCAAGCCGTTTCGCCTGCGCCCCATCCCCATATAGAAACCTCAAGTCGATCATCCTGAACGTCACATCCAGCCGTTAGCAACACAACGCCTTCAGGGCAGGTGCCCGGCTTGTATTCCAAACGCTTCGCCATCAAACCATCAGCATTCACCTGAGCCGCGTAATCCTCAGAGAACGTTTCTGCCAACCTTGTATTGACAAAGGTTCGCAACGCTGCTGGGTCAGTCTTAGCCCGCAAAAAATCCTCAGTGAGCTGGCTCCAGCTCGCCCAGCCCAAAGGGCTATACAAGCCATTCAATTGAAAGCCTGCCGTCTTCCCGTCAAACGGTGCATGGTTCCGCCACTCACCTTGTGGCAAAAATCGCGTTTTATGGTGCTCCTCAAAACGCTCCTTACAGTGCTCGCACTCATATTTCGCCGTCTCAGGCTTGCCCTTGTCCCACTTCAGCCGCGGCCACTGCAAATGTTGAAACTTTCCACAAGCTGGACAAGGCACGTAATAGTAACGCCGATCAGAATTAAGAAACTCAGTCTCAATTCGGCTGAAGTCTTTGACGGTCGGCGTTGACGTCAACAAAATCTTGCGTCGAGCAAATGTCGTCGTCCTTCTCTCCGCAAGGCTCACAGGATCACCCTCCCCCTGGATCTCCTGCATCGCGTCAATCTCATCCATAAACAAGAATCGACAAGGCGCAGACCTGAGACCCGTCGCAGAATTGGCACCCGTCAGCAGCATGATTCCGCCAGGAAACTCCTTAGCAAACATCGTGTTCCCGCTATCCCTTGACCTAGCCGGTGCAATCTTCCGAGCCAGTCTTGGCGTGTCCTGGATCATGCTTTCCAGCCTCTGCTTTGACAGGCGCTTGGCCATTTCAATCGTTGGTTGCACGCACAACATCGGCCCCGGAGCATGGTCGATTACATAGCCCAGAAAATTGCTCCCCGCTTCAGTCTTTCCAGACTGTGCGCTAAACATCATTACCACACGCTGAACAGGATTGTCACTAGACAGACAATCCATCGGCTCGCGTAGATACGGCGTTCGATCCGTTCGCCACAACCCAGGCTCTGCACTTGCCTTGCTGCTCAGCCTTCGATACTTATCAGACCATTCAGAAACAGTTAGCGGTTGTTCAGGTCTCAACCCTTCTAGAAATCCTTCACGGTACGGGCTAAGCATCACAAAGCTCCATCAAGCATTGCCTGTGCTCTTGCACCAACATCTGATGGATTCGCGATGGATCACTCTCCCCGGCCAGCTCATTGCTCAAACGATCGGCAAGGTTGGCCAATGACTCGCGCACCGCACGCGCCATTGCAAAGCTTTCTTTCTGCACGAGATCAGCAGGAACCAAATCCTTCAGCTGCTGATCCATTTTTATCTTTGCCAACTCAGCGTCATAAAACTCTTTTCTTGCTCGGCTCACATTCAGCAACGGAATATCGTCTTCTTGCATTTTTTCAACCTGCGGAAGCACCGCAGGCTTTTGGATCCCTTTTGTGTCTTGCGAGTTGAGAACCCACAACTCAAGAGCCATTTTATCGTCGATCATCCGGCGCCCGTTAACCTCCTTAACAGCTCCGTCAAGCCTTCCAGATTTCACGGCGTTTGTGACCGCTGGCCTTGATACGCCTTTGATCTCGGCAAACTTTGCGAACGTCACCAGCATCAACATTCCTCTCTTGTTAACTTGCACGTTAACTCTATTGGCCTCAGGTTAACAGCCGTTAACTTCTGGCGCTAAATAAAAAACGAGCGTATGAACGACC